CTCGAGAGATTCCGACGTGAGTATGTAATCGGAACTTCTTCCGGGTGCACAATGCCGATAACAGCGACCCTATAACCAGTATTGAGTCGCTGTTATCGGCATTGTGCTCCCGGAAGAAGTTCCGATTACATACTCACGTCGGAATCTCTCGAGTCCTGAGAGAAAGGAAGGGTTAACTCCCTGCTTCGAGCACGCTCGGCGGTACGTGTTACGGTCAATGTTAGCGCAACCTTTACCGTAGTTACGACCCGAGCCGTCCAACAAGTCTGACGCAATCCTCCAACCCTCATAATATACAGACGCATAGGACAGAATAAGCAATCTGACCTGCCTGTATTTCTGCTGCTCATCCGTATCGTACTTTCGATAAGATTCGGGGAATACCATCCTCTTCACGATTTCCTCAACTTCTAAGGTTGGCAGACCGTTTTCCCAGTTACGTCCAAGATAGTGCACTGCTTCGTCATGAGCAAAGATTTCCGATTTCTCACTTCCGTGAAGCTTGACAGACAGAGCCTCGGCCGCATAGCGGCTTAACGCGTCAAGGTCAACATGGCGGTCAGACCATATTAACAAATCATCACCAAGAACAAAGATATCACTCTTCGCGACATCAAGCTTGAATCTTGCTGACAGTGTACCAGCGATGATGACATTACATACGCTATCAATCATCTGCGTGAAGTAGCTACCACTGGGAACTCCGTGGTCTTTCCCAATGTAAAGCTTCCCATCCGGCATAACAATAGTGGTGTGAATGAAGTACTTTTCGATGACGTCGAACAAATCACTTACCGTTTTACCACTAACTGGTTCAATTTCATGGAGGTCGAACCAAGTTTTAAGAACCTTGAACGCGATGTGTATCAGTCCAGAGGACAGAGTAGCATCATACTGCGACATATCAAGAGAATACGCCCACTTCTTATGATATGAAGCCACACACAGTTTCGTTCCAAGCGCCATTGAAGACACTGCATACGCCATTGGCGTACAACCTTTCTTGAACTCATCATTCAGCGGCTTAGCAACCAGCCCCTCGATGGCAGTCATCGAGTAAGGATAGCCCCAAACAAGTCTGGTTTTGTCATTGAATTGCGTCCGCTTAAACGCAATACAGGGTTCTGGAGCTTTGACACCTTTGAGAGTTTGCAAACCTCTCTCTAATGCACGTCCCATGGACTCAGCCTTGGTGCAACCAAAGTTAGTCAGCCCAGCCGAAGCACTAGGCTTCTTAGTGAGCTTAACAATCGTTTCCGGCGTGAAGGGCATCACCGAAAGCGGAGCCACATTACGTGGTTTGGCGAAACAGGCATATGCTAGAGAGATTCCCTGGCGCAACTCGGCGCTGTTCTGCAATTTAGGGATAATTCCAGGTGCATATGCACTGAGCGCTTCATACAGCTTATCGACCTTGTAGATGGAGCGAGGCGACTCCTCAATCGAATAGCCCTGTTCTGAAAGCGCAGATGCGACGTTGTCGTCAAACAACACACCCTCATTGTCTTGCGACATTCGGGATTTCCAACCATCCAGA